GGTCGGGTTGCCTGAGGTCATCCCTGCAGGACGGATAATGCACCGGATCGTGGCTGTCAGCGCAGACGCAGGGGTACCGGCGATGAACCAGCTTGTATCGCTATACTCTGCAAAATATTTGGGGGTCGCCGTGGTCGTCGACTCCTTGGGCCAGTAGTCCTTGCACACCGCCCACGAGCGCGGCTCAAGCAAACGCATATTGCCCGACGCATCGGTGTAGTGAATCGTGCGCAGCGCCAGCAGCCCCGTAGGTTTAGTCAAGTATGCGTTGCTGCCAGTAAAGTGCCCACTGTAGCTCAGGTCAAACAGCTCCAAATCCAACTCGCGCAACACCCTGTCCTCAGCCAGAGGGATAATCTTGTCGATATCTGTGGCGTAGTCGTCCGTCGCCGTCTCCTCAACAAACGCGAGGAGCGCGGCTTTCAGGGTTGTGTAGGTGTACGACGTGGCCATGACTTATTTCTTCTTGGTTTTGGCAACCATACCTTGCATCTTCTGCATGAGCGCTTTTTTTGCCTGCGGAGGCAGTGCAGCCATTTTGGTTTGGAGCATCTTCTTCGCCTGAGCTAGTTTCGGTGAGAGAGTAGCCATTATTGTTCTCCAAAATAGTTTGAAAATCCCATCACCGCGCCCAAAACACGCGAGTCGTCCAAAACCCGGGACGCAGTCGCATCCAGATCAGGCGCTGGGCGCCGCAATGCCTGAGCATCTGACACGTTAATCGGACGCTCTGCCGGATGCTCTGTGTCATAGCACGACCCACAAACCAACGCGTTGGTGTAGCCGTCCTTGCGCAGAGTCCTGTATGGATAGACAAACCCGCAACGCTGGCACTCACCAATCGCGTTTTTTCCGGTAGCGAAGGTATTGCTCATGGTCAGCGAACCTCCGAATAGTTGATCGCGGCTCGCGTGGCGCTCGCTCCGCCGACCCCAGTCACCAGCAATGTAAGCGTCCCGTTGGCGCGTACTGCCCCTGCACGGTCTAGGCTGATTGGGTACTTGGACCCGATAGCGCGGTCGATGGGGGATTCGGCTTTTGCGGCACCTGCCACATATCCACTAGCGATCACCGTGCCAGCAGCCGTCAGTGTCCCGACCGCTGTGGATTGGTCTGCCGAACTGTTGGCGTTCACCGAGCCGAACGTCGGACCTGCGCTGAACGTCGAGCCGATGCACAACTCCCATCGGACAGGGAATGATCCCGTGACGAGTATTGCGAGTTCCTTCGGTTCGATCCGCGTCCGCGTGGTGAACCCGTTGAACGTCAGCGCAGGGCGTAGGGATGCGATATGCGTCCGCGCCCCACTTGCGGCGTTTACCGTCTGATCCAGCGTCGAGAACGTGTAGGCGTTTGGGTTCTCTGCGCCGCCTTCGGACGACACCGACGCGCACTTGAAACTACACGACCCAGCCGCGCTCGTCGTGGACATCACCATTGCAATCGGCAGAGTAAGCGTCTGCATATACGGCACGGCCAGCACGTTCGCGTTCAGGAACTCATGGACATAGACGACACAACCGTCGATGTCAAACCCGATCCGCACGCGGCCCATTGCCAAGAACTGCGCGTCGATGACGAGAATAAATACCTTTGTCACATCCAGACTCGCCAACGTGTTTAGGTTCCAACTCGCCTGATCTACTGTGTTGTTGACCACCGAGCCAGACGTACTTGTACGGCGCACAACCTGCAACCCGTTCACCCCGTTTTGTCTCAAGAAGATGCCGTTGGCAGCGTCAAACAGGCCAATGTCCTTGACGCACCCCGCCGTGCCGGTGCCGAGCAAGCCAGTGACGAACGCTAATTGCGACTTACCTGCCTGATAAGGTATGTACTCGTAGCTTTGCGTGAAACTCACACCCGTCCCCGCCGTGACAACGAGGTCAGTCATTCGTGTGTTTGCGTTATGCGCTGGTGCCGTCCCTGTCCCTGTCGCACCGCCTTCAAGTAGGAATGGGCTGTTATCGTATTGCTGCTGGACGGTGAACAATCCTTGGGGCTGAGAGACACGCAAGCGAGAGAATGCATCCAGGTTCGCGCTATCGCCAATCCCTACAAGCGCCGCCCCCGCACTCGTACCGCGAACAGGAACCCAGTCCTGCCCTACGAGGACTTGTTGACGAACGTCTGTGGTCATGCCAGAACCACGTTGAGTTGAACGGTCGTAGCTGCCGTGAAGATCAGGCGCAGCGCCATCACCGGAAACAGGATCGAGCCGTCAGCGCTTGCCGTCTTGGTGGCGATGCTTGCGTGTGCGAACCACTCGCCGCCATAGCTCTGTTGCAGGCTGTAGGCGCCAGTACCATCAACCGAGATACCCAAAGCAAACACGCCATTTCGTTGTGTGCTGCGTACCGGAACAGGCGGCGAGAGCGCAGCCGCCGACCAGCCAATGTCGAACGTATCAGCGCCGATGGTGGCTGATGGTGTGGCGCTGGTCAGAGTCAGGAAATAACCTGTGCTGGTGACAGTGGCCGATGTGCCCGGTCCTGTGACTTCTTCTGTCAGCGCCGAGCCGTCAAAAGCCGTGCCGACAAGGGTTACTGTCTTGCCTGAGTGGTCCGTCGCGGAGTCGTTGCGGATTGTGACCTTGTGCGCCACTGAATCGGCTGCGCTGGTCGCGGTCAAAGGAAAGGCTGCGCCTGTGGCATTGCTTTTGAAGCCAGTGAGGTTTGCTGCGACTGAGGCATAACTGTTGGATATTCGCATGGTGCGTCCTTAAAAGCAAAAACCCGCACTTGGCGGGTCTTGTGGGTGATCTATAAGCCTAGCGCTCGGTCTTTGGCACCGTAGGAGGTGCCGTGGCGTCTGGCCGGTTGTTTCATATTCACAACTGCAAAGCGCTTCATCATCATTGCGTAGCGCGTCGCAGAGATGAGGTCGTCGTCGAGTTTGACGATCTTTCCGTCCTTGCGGTGGTACATCCTGAACTCTTCAAACCAGTCATTCAGGTGCTTGAACACCTTGAGTCTGCCGGTCTGCATCCGGTCCAGCATGTCCATGATCCCGGCTTCGACGCCATTGCCTCCCGTTCCTTCGGGCTCGTTGGGCTTTGGCGGGTGTGTAGCCTTGTCCTTGAGCATCTTCAAGCCCTGTGCCTTGTACTGCGCTGCCAGAGCTTCGCCTGATCCTTTGTCGTGCTGCAGGCCGTCATGCGGCCACGCCCAGGGCAACCAATCACCCCAAGGCTTCACAGTTCCTGCAAACAGCAGCGGGGTTTGCTCGCGCTGTCTGTGTGCCGATGTGACATAAATCACGTCATCGTCGCGGTCCCATGCAATCCTGACTGCTGCACTTGGATGGTCCCAGCCGAAATCAATGCCGCAAATCTGGACCCAATGCTTGGGTATCTCTATCGGGTCGCACTTGATCAGGTCTTCGTCCACCGGGAAGATGCGGCCTGAGCCCATCGTCGGCGTACCCATCGACCTAGCCTCGCGCTCATGCGCCGGGTAGGTGGCGATGATCGCCGCCCGTTGTTCCGGAGTGTAGTGCTCTGCGTCGTGGATGGTCATCGTCGTGATGTGCGTCCCGACATGCTTGTCAACCAGGTAGCGCTTGACCACATCCGACATGCCCTTGAGCGGCGTGAAGGTCAGCCACACAATGCCTTGGGTCGCATTGGTCCGGGTCAAACCCTCAATGTAGATGTCCTCTGGCGGTTCCTCATCGAACCACACAAAGTCTAGCGTTTCACCCTGCCATCTGGTCCGGCCTTGATCGTAGGTCTTGAGCGTTATCCGGCTCGTCCCGCCTGATATGTGCGCAACCAAAATCGTTTCAACCGCGTCTGCAACGCCATGCGCTGCACGCTTAATCTCAAGAATCCGGTCCTTCGGGATGGCTCCCGTGCCCCAAGCGTCCACCGGCCCCAACAATAGGCGCTGCACCGTGTCTCGCGTTCCCTGACTGGTTTCGGACGCCGCCCATGCGGTTGTCGGCGTGTCAAAAATAGCACCTTGCCACCAATCCGGGTAGATGCCGGTCAGGTGCATGGCGGCTTCAAACGATCCGGCCACCGTCTTTCCAAGTTGGTTTCCGGCTATCAGCAAGCGCTCTCTGGTTGCCGGGTCGGCGCCAGCTACATGGAACTCGCGCTGCTTGGCGTAGGGCTTGTAATGCGCCAGCTTGTTCTCATTGCGACGCCTAGCCTTCTCCACCAGGAGCATGGCCAGGGCCACTTTGGGCGGAAACTCGTCTAATTCAGTCATTTATTGGTCAAAGCCCGTGTTTTTTGGCACTTTGTAATAACAAACAGACTTGTTATATGCAATCAATGCAGTGAAACGCCGGCTTCTTTGGCTTTTTGAGTGATCAGGTTGGCTAGGTCCGCATCTGCAAGCTGCTGAATTGTGGTGAGCTTCACTTCCTTGCGCTCGACAAACATTCCAATCTCTTTCCCGACAAGCTCAAGCGCTTTGTTTGCTGCTGCGAGATTCTGTTTGTACTCTCCGGTGTTCGCGCCTTCGTTGTCCACTACTGGTTCGGCTTGCATTCCCATATCAACGATGTTGACCAGTTTGCCAAGCACCCAAGCCTTATCAACCGCAATCTTCTCGACAACTTTTTCCAATATCGGCTGACGCAGAGCATCAAGTCTTGCTATCACCTTGCTATTCTTCAGCAATCTGCTTGCTGCTTCTCCTGAGGTCTTGACGCTGGCCTTCTGGTTGCTGTAAGCCTGTCGGTAAGCATCTGTTTGATTCTCGCCGGCTACTATCGCCTGACAGAACAACTCTTGTTTTGCAGTGAGGTTCACAGCTACACCCTCTCCAGATTCTTGGATTCAGCGTTGAATCTTGGTACTGGCTTGCCTTTGCGCATGTCTACCGGAGTAATGACAATCGCCTGAAGGCTTCCGTTGTGCTTCTTGATCACTTCGATGTGCAGGCCTTCAAAGTCGGCCTTGATGTTGTTTTGCACCATCATGGCGTGAGTGAAGTCGCCTATCATCTCGGCGGTCAGGTCGTCCTGGGTTTGGAGTCCAGGGCCGGCCAGGGCGCTCAGGTCGTCTCCGCTCATTCCCCGAACACCTTCTGCGGCGTTGGTTTGGGCGGCGCAATGCCTTTGTTGTAGCCCTGCATGACTTGATCTTCCGGTGTACCTTCGCCCGTGTCCTGCAGAAGCTGTCTTGCGAGCTCCAGGGCTTCATCAATCGTCTGGGCCACGTCGCCGGCTTGTTCCGGTTCCTCTGTTGGCTCTTCGGTCATCTCTTTGGCTTCCTTGGTGACGCGGAAAGTACCGTCAGGCAGCGGGGAAATGCAAACCTCGAAAGATTGCGCCTCTGCTGGCGCTTCGGCTCCCATCATTGGGTCTTGACCCATCATCGGTGCTGTTGCCATGGTTTTCTTTCAAAGTGTAAAAAAGGCTCATCTCGTGGTGAGCCAAAGAGCCGGATTACCCAGCTTCCAGGAGGTTCTTTGTGCTGAGTGCTGGCGGCGCCTGGGAGGTAGGGCTTTGTCCGCCAGTCTCTCGCGGCTGCGTTTAACTCAGCGCTGCACGAGCCTGCTTGGCCTTTGCGCATCCCGGAAGAATAGGCTGCGAATCAGTTTTGCTTGCAGGTTTTGAGAGTCGCCGCGCCGGGGATTCCATTCGCTCATAACAAAATTTGGTTGAAGCGAGGTTTCGGCGCGGCTGAAACGGAAAACCCGCCGACGGTTCCCCATCGCGGGTCTGGTGCTATATCTTTTTTGGCCGAGTCCCCCGGCCTTTGTCGCTGAATAGGACAATATCACGTTTTGCGCCTAATTGCAATATCTTTCTTATCTGGCGCCGCCTGAGTATCTTTTTTCTTACATCTTGGACGCGATAATTTTGGGCGCGCTCAAAATCAGCGGTCGCTACCCGCATCAAATACTCGCTTTTTATTGCTCCGACCATCTTCAATCCAATCAAAAGATCGTCCATGGTGTTTATTCTTTTGATGTTGTATTCCACAATCATCCGTGTTGCCGCTCCGAGGGCTTGATGAATGTTCACAATTCCATATCCTTCGCAAGTTTTGACATGATCTGGCCTGCGGCATAGGCCTGGAGTTTGGCGATGTGATCTGCAAGCCATGAGTATTCATCTCCCCTTGGTAGTTCAACCTTGGCCGTGCCGTTGCAATGTGGACAGACCACACTGGAAAGACTTGGCGATCCTTCCACCACCTCCCATCCAAGTCCGTTGCAGGGCCGGCAGACTCCGTGCAAGTGCCATGCAAGCACTTCCTTTGTGACTCGCCTTGGGTTGCTTTTGATCCTGGCGCGGTTCATGTATTCGGTGAGACGCATCTCCAGCATTTCAACCAGTTTGAGCTTTGCGCTGGTTTTTCCCCTGAAAGCTACCTCCCATAGCATCAGTGCGGTTTCGTGCGTCTGCGCGGCCATACCAGCGGCTCCAAGCACATCAGCAGCGGCCATGCTGGTACGTGGCTCGCTTTTCAGGTTTGATGTGTTCCTGGCTGTGCTGTACTTTTCCGCGATTGATGTCATTCACTACCTTTCGTAAGCATTCCGGTTTCGATCAAGTGTTGTGTCTGTCTGATGTAGGCGTCATCCCAAAATGCTCGCCTTGAGTCTCTGTCCATGTCCCGGCCCTGATCTATCCTTGCGTGGCAGGTCGGGCAGAGAGCAACAACCAGGGCGTCTGAAGTTTTCAGGGAAAGCCCCTTTCCTTGGTTTCGATGTGCCGCCTGGGTGCCATCGGCGCCGCAGTGCTGGCAAGGCAGGGTTGTGACCAGGCGCCTGAACCACTCTCCGCGAAACGTCATTTGCTTTGGGAACATCACCCCGCCTTCCTCCAAGCCTTGCGAAGTGCGCGTAGGTGCTGGCCGGCTGACCTAGCAATCCAATCCGCGATGCGCTTCTTTGCGGCCTTTTCCATTGCGTCTAGTTGGGCTTGGGTCATTGGTAAATCTCGCCGGTGTCCGGATCCACGTTCTCCTGGCTCCTGTCGAAAACGACTCCCAACTCGGTGGCGCCGAACGCCGTTACCTTCTCAATCAGGACGTTGTAGCCCTTCACGCCAAGGTCTTCGGTTGACTTCCTGACCCGGCGCCGCGACTTCTTTCCAGTCATGGGGTTGGTGTAGGTGACGGTCCGGAATCCAAGGTACTCATTGCGGAAATGCTCCTTCCACACCGCCAGCGGGAACTTCTGGCCGTTCACCGCGGCCTGCTGCGCGATCTGCTGCAGGATGACGCCGTGGTAGTACCTGCGCTGCTGGTCGGTCTTGGCGTCCTCGGCATACCGGCATTCCAACGAGATACGGTTTCCGGCCATGGTCTGGTTTTTGATCCACGGCCACACGACATTTTTCAGGGCTTGATTGCTCTGGACCGGTTCAATGCACAGGATTTGGAGCTCGCTCATGCGTCCACCCTCCATGCCTGCGTCCACTTTGTTTTCAGCGCGGCCTCGATGCACTGCAGGGCAACGCCGGATTTGACGGCTGTTCCAGTAAAACGCAAAACCCTCCACCCACAAAGAAGCGCTTGGTTGTATTTGGTGCAATCGGCCTCGAATCCGGCGCCTGTCGTATGGCGACCACCGGACCATGTGCCGCCCTCGACCTCGACCAGCAGCTTGTCATCCAAGAAGGCGAAGTCAAACCGGAAGTCTCTCAGGCCGGCGTCGATCAGGCGCTGGCGCATTCCTTTGCCGGTTCCGACCATTTCAGCAAATAGACGGTACTCACGAACCGGGGACAGCTTTGCGGCTCGCATGTGCAGGTCCAATGTTTCCTCAAGTCTTGAAACAGTCATCTCCGCAACTCCTTCAATTCCCGCGCCGCGGCGTCAAATGCCCTTTGATAGATCGTGGCCTTCTCAGCGTTTGAATACGGATTTCCTTTTGTTGGCCAGCCTGATTGCTGCGCCTTCGCGTTTTGCCTTGCGATACGCTGGATTTCGGAAATTTGCTCGGGCGTCATTGCTTCTCCATTTCAGCCTTGATGCCGGCCACCAGATCGAGCCAGGGCATGGCTTCGTGATAGCTGCGCAGGGCTGCGCGTGCGTAGTCGGGGTCTATGGTTTTCATGTGCAATACGTGAGCTATGAGGCGTTGGCGCAGATCGTTCATGCCATCGCAAATTGCCGGCTGCGCATCGTCAGCCTTTCGCGCCAGTTCTCAGCCATCGTTTCGCATGTCTGCTTTTCTCCGACGAACAGGACGTGGTAGTCGTTGATCTGGCCGTCCTCCATGAACTTCTGCTGATTCGATGCCAGCGTCTTTTCGACCGGCTGGATATGAAAAGCGTTCTGCTTCTTCGACCACTCAAGAACGTACTGACTCATAACTCGCCCCTCCTTGATGTTGACTTTGTTGGAATCTCACCCGACCAACCACCGAACCGGGTTTGATCTGCCACATAGAACAGGTGAACGTCACCGCAGCGGCCTTGCCGGTTCTTCGCTACCCGGAATTGCGCGTAGTCGTTCCACTGTTGCCCGAGCTCTGGTGTTGCCAGAATCGGGCGATGGATAAATCCAACGACGTCAGCGTCTTGCTCAATGGCGCCAGAGTCCCGCAAGTCGTGCAGGGCTGGTACTTGGTTTCCTCTGTCTGCTGCGCCACGGTTCACCTGGGCCAAGCAGATCACCACAATCTCAAGCTCTTTGGCAAGGTTCTTGAGCCCCCGGCTGATTTCCTCGATCTGGTATGCCCTGCTCATCTTTGAGTCAAGCCCAGACATCAGGCCGATGTAATCAACAATCAGCACGTCCAGGCCCTTCTTGCGCTTCAATGCTCTGGCCTTGGACCGTACCTGCAGGATGTTCAAACCACCCTTGTCACTCACGTAGAACTTGCGGGTTTTGGCCTGTTCTATGGCATCTACAACCCTGTCAAACTCAAGCCCACGTTTTGGTCGCTTGACGTTGCTGATCGACACATTGCCAAGAATGGCTGTCTGCCTGTCTCTCACGTCATCGTGTGGCATTTCCATTGACAGGAACCCGACCGAGTAATCACGCGCCATGTGCAGGCCAATCGTCAGGCCAAGGGCTGATTTGCCCATTGCTGGCCTGGCGCCAATCACCACCAGATTCCCGCGCTGGAAGCCTCCGTCAAGCATTTCGTCAAAGTCCGTGACGCCAGAGGCTATGCCGTGAATCTCGCCGCGCTCTCTGGCTTCGATCAGGTTCAGGTGTTCAATGGCCGCGGCGTGCGCGTCGATCCATTCGTCAGAATCGGACGACTCTTGCAGCTTTCCAATGGCTTGCGCCGCCCTGTCAATCCGGTCATCAATGGGCGAGTGCTCGAAAGAGAGCTCGGATATTTCTCCGGCAACCTGGAACAACCGGCGAGACTTGAAAGCCGCTATCAGGCTTGCGACGTGACGCGAGATTGACCGGCTGCTGTGGTTGTGCGACTGACTGATCGCGCTCAAATCCTCAAGCGTTTCTTTGCCGTCCATCGCCTCGTAAATCGTCACAACGTCAAAACCTTCGCCCTGCATCACCATTTCGGCAAAGATCGCGCCGTATCCGTCCGTCTGAAAATGCTCAGGTTTCAGGTTTTCGCACTGGTCGAGTGCTGGAGGGAAGTTCATCAGGATTGAAAGTACCGACACTTCCGTTT